CTTTAATCGGTGTCAAGACGTGAAAAGTGTAACTTTAACTAGTAAGCAAATCTCAAAAATAAAAAATCTCCGCCTTTATTCTTTGAGTGTTCTGTTTATCTGTTAACGAATATTAGAAAACTAATCTTAAAGACAAACAAAAGTAATACAAAGGAGAGAGAATGGCTAATAAAAGAGATAAAGACTCGGTTAAAAAGAGATGTCCGCCAGCAATGAATCCAGAAGCCAGAGAGAATCAGATGATAGCTCTAGCTGTAGACCTTGCAGAGCAACAACTTCGAGACGGAACCGCGTCCTCGCAAGTTATTACACATTATTTAAAACTTGGTTCAACCAAGGAAAAGATAGAAAAGGAAATATTGGAGAAGCAAAAAGAGTTAATAGCAGCAAAGACAGAGGCATTGCAATCTACAAAACGTATAGAAGAGTTATATACTGAAGCAATGGAGGCGATGAAAGACTATGGCGGAAGGAATGAAAATGTATTCTAGGTGTTATAGCGAGTTAACATCGTTAAAGACGTTTGAAGAACGCTTTGAATATCTTAGGTTAGATGGAGTGGTCGGTATCGAAACTTTTGGGTATGATAGATACCTTAACCAATTGCTATATAGGAGTAGTGAATGGAAAAAAATTAGGAATGAGATAATAGTAAGGGATAACGGATGTGATTTGGGAATGGATGGTCATGAAATATTTATTTCACCATTAATACATCACATCAACCCGATAACTATTGATGATATAAAGAATAGAAATCCTATTATCTTTGATTCAGAAAATCTAATCACAACAACTTTGCCAACTCATAATGCGATACACTATGGGTATGAACCGCCTAATAACAATATACAAAATAGAGTTCCTAATGACACTTGTCCTTGGAAACAATAGGGAGGACCATGGAAGAAAGTATACTAACATCAATCAAGAAACTCTTAGGTATGACAGAAGAGTATGAAGCCTTTGACCAAGATATAATTATTCATATAAACTCCATATTTACAATACTTAATCAAATGGGGGTGGGACCTAAAACCACATTCAGGATAACCGGAAAGAACGAAGTATGGTCGGATTTTATAAGAGATAAAGATATTGAGTCTGTTAAATCCTTTGTATATTTAAGAGTAAGATTGTTATTCGACCCTCCAGCAAGTTCATCAGCGATAGAGGCTATGAATAAAATGATAAGTGAGCTGGAATGGAGATTATACATAGTAGATAACTATCAGAAAGGATAAACAATGAATAACATATATTTACAGCATCACGGCGTTCTTGGAATGCGATGGGGAGTTAGGAGAGATAACAACTCAGGTTCATCCGGTGAGCCGAGTAGATTTGGAAGGTTCAGAAGAAATGTAAATGTCAATGATACGATGTCAATGATAAATAATTCAAAGACATTAAACAATGAGGCTTATAAGCTAGTTAAAAACAAATCAGTTAACAAGCATAAGAAGACAGCAGAACAAATGACAAATAAAGAGCTACAGGATGCAATAACTAGAATGAATCTCGAGAAGCAATTTAGTTCATTAAGTGCAGAAAGAACGACGGCTGGTAAAGTGTCTGCAATGGAAGCTCTTGAAGCGGTTGGAACTGTTCTAACGATAGCCGGAGCAGCAGCTAGCTTATACGGAACAGTAAAAAGTGTTTCTGGAAGATAATGAGTAACCTATATTTACAACACCACGGAGTTCTTGGGATGAAATGGGGTGTTAGAAAAGACAGAAGCAAAGCGAGAATTATAAGACCTAAAGGAAAGGCTGAAGTTGATAAAGTTCTATCTAAAATCGGAAAGACAAAACTTCAAAATGCCCATCTCAATGGTATAAGTGACTTGACGATTAAGTTGCCAAGACTCAAGGGCAGTGTTAAACAGATAGACAATCTCAAAGCAGTCAATCCGGGAGGCTATACCAACAATTGTAAAGAATGTTCTCTTTGTTATTGTTTCAGATCTAAAGGATATGATGTCAAAACTGGACAGAAAACGATGGATAGCAATTTAAGCGATTTTATTGAGGCCAACTTCAAGACAACAAGAGTTAAAACATTTACGCCCGATAGCGAACCATCTAAGAATGTAGAAAGAGCAACTAGGAATATATTGAAAAGGTATGATGAGGGAGATGTAGGAGTAATTGGTGTTAACTGGGATAGCAAGTTTACAAGATCGAACATTGAAGCAGGACATGCATTTAATTGGAAAATTAAAGATGGGAATGTACAGTTTGTAGATGCTCAATCAAAAGAACCGTTGCTAGACGCGTCAAGATATTTTAAGTTTATTGATACATCAAAAGAAGTTGAATTTGCAAAAATAGATGTAGAAGATGCCAAACCGGAGGTGTATAATAAAATCATATTTGATAATGATTGATGGAGGATAATGATATGGTTACAGTTAAAGAAGCCTATGAAATAATGAATAAACACATAAGCAAAAATCCATATGATAAAATTATAAATTGTGCATATACTAAAGATGCATATGTGTTTGGAGTAAAAGAACATCCAGACTGTGGGGAATTGGCCGTGGATAAGAATACTGGTAGAGTTTATATAATGAATATTATAGATTATGCGGAATGCGTTGAATCCGGAGATGTTCACGAAATAGACATGAGAACTTTTGAGAGACTGTAAAAGGTCTCTTTTTAATTTACACAAAAACAGAGCAACCAATTGGTCACTCTGTCTGTAAGTTATTTTTTAGGGATGTATACTTCACCGCTATCGGTGACGATATATTCTCTTATAGGATTTTGTATATTATCTAAGATTTTCTTACTGATGTTGATGGTCTCTCTTCTTGATGTTGACTCTACAACATCATTGAATGGGTTAGGGGTATGCTGTTTGGGCTTCGGTAAAGGAACAGGCAACCCTTTACTGTCTTTGTTAAACACGGATTCCCATCTTCCAGCCATTAAAGCTATATCTTTTAGATTTCGTCTATGACATTCTTCGAGATATGCGTTTACTTCAGCTATGGTGTTTTCTATATAACTTTTATCGTGGTTATCAGAATAATAAATTTCAAGTACGCTACTGCTGAAAAACAACTCCACTGAGAGTTCAAGACTATCTTTAATGTTAAGAATATCCTCTGATAACTTTTTCAATTCGTTATCATTCTTAGTGTTTTTGTGACTATAAGCGTCCAAATCTGATAAATAGAATTCGATATTTTTCATAGCGATTCTTTTAGACGCTTGTATATTTGTAAGAGTTGCAAGTCTATGCTTTTCATTTTTAAATATACTTTTAAAATTAGTATATGCATAACGAATAAATTGCATTTCCGCAATAATTTCTGCTTTTTTGTCACCGTATAAGAACTCGAGTATCTTGTCCAGTTTACCACTGATTATACTTAGTTTAGAGTCAAGGTCATTCATAACCATCTTGATAGACGCTATTGCCAAAGTAGAAAATAACATCATACTAGGTCTAAGTTTAACTAGAGAAAGAATGTTGCTAGCACCATCAGAATTTATCAAATTCACAAGCAGGTGTCTACTATCTGTGATGTCATTAAGTAATTCAGACATACTAGTCGGCAATGTAAAAGTATATGCTTTGTCTAGTATTATGTCTGGTAATTGTCGTATAAATGGTTCGATAATTTTTATTATTTCGCTTCTACTAATGTCTAGTTTTTCATATTTGGTTTTATCAATAGCCACATCCATAGGCTTTATATCAATAGAGTTATTCATATTTTGTCTCCTTTTAGGTAAGTATACCATACAAAATAAATAAAATAAATGGAGGATTTATGTCATTATCTAATACAGCAACGCCAAAATATTATGGCGAATTTAGAAATGCAGTAATGAGAGGTGATATACCGGTATGTAAAGAGATAGCAATGGAAATGAACAGGATAGACGATCTGATAAATAATCCGGGAGTTTACTATGATGATAAGGCTATCGAGGGGTTTGTTAAATATTGCGAAAACGAGTTAACACTGACTGATGGTGCTGATTTAGTACTATTAGATACGTTTAAAATATGGGCAGAACAAATATTCGGATGGTACTATTTCGTGGAAAGAAGCATATACGAACCTAATAAAGATGGACATGGTGGACGATATGTTAATAGAAGAGTTAAACAGCGTTTGATAAATAAGCAATATTTGATAGTGGCAAGAGGAGCTGCAAAGTCTATGTATGGCAGTTGTATACAAAATTACTTTCTTAATGTTGACACAAGTACCACGCATCAAATCACAACCGCTCCAACTATGAAACAATCAGAAGAGGTTATGAGTCCTATTCGCACAGCTATCACAAGGGCGAGAGGACCGTTATATAAGTTTTTAACCGAAGGTTCATTGCAGAACACCACTGGTTCTAAGGCAAATCGTATGAAGCTAGCCTCTACCAAAAAAGGGGTCGAAAATTTTTTAACCGGCTCTTTACTCGAAATTAGACCTATGAGTATAAACAAACTTCAAGGTTTAAGAGCCAAAGTAGCAACTGTTGATGAATGGTTGTCTGGTGATATACGAGAAGACGTTATAGGTGCATTAGAACAGGGAGCATCTAAAGTAGATGATTATTTAATCATTGCTATGAGTTCTGAGGGAACTGTTAGAAACGGAAGTGGTGATACAATCAAAATGGAGCTTATGGATATACTAAAAGGAGAATACATAAATCCTCACGTATCAATATGGTACTACAAGTTAGATAGTATAGACGAAGTTGGACATCCTGAAATGTGGTTGAAAGCAAATCCTAACCTAGGTAAGACTGTTAAGTATGAAACTTATCAGCTTGATGTGGAAAGAGCTGAGAAAGCACCAGCATCAAGAAATGATATTCTTGCTAAGAGGTTCGGTATACCTATGGAAGGTTATACATATTTTTTCACATATGAGGAGACTATGCCTCATAAGAAAAGAGATTATTGGAAGATGCCGTGTGCCATGGGTGGTGATTTATCTCAAGGAGATGACTTTTGTTCTTTTGCGTTTTTATTTCCATTAGGCAATGGATGTTATGGCATAAAAACAAGAAATTATATATCTTCTTCAACTTTGATGAAGCTTCCGGGAGCTATGAGACTGAAGTACGACCAATTTATGGATGAAGGAAGTTTAATAGTTCTAGATGGTACAGTTCTTGACATGATGCAGGTGTATGAAGACCTAGACGACCATATAATTAAGCTAGGTTACGATGTCAGAGCTTTCGGCTTTGACCCGTATAATGCGAGAGAATTTGTTGAAAGATGGGAAAGAGAGAACGGTCCATTTGGAATAGAAAAAGTTATTCAGGGAGCTAAGACCGAATCAGTTCCTCTTGGAGAACTTAAAAAGTTGTCAGAGGAGAGAATGTTACTATTTGACGAAGAATTGATGTGCTTCGCAATGGGTAATTGTATTACTCTTGAGGATACAAACGGGAATAGAAAACTGATGAAAAAAAGACATGAACAAAAGATAGATGCTGTTGCGGCATTGATGGATGCGTACATAGCATACAAAGCAAATAAGGAGGCATTCGAATAAAATATGGAAAATCAAATATTACAACATCACGGAGTTAAAGGTCAGCGTTGGGGTGTTATAAGACGTCTTTCTCAATCAAAACCTATACAAGATCTAACAAAAAGTTATGTAACACCAAAAAAGAAACCAAAATTAACAGCGTTCGATAAAGAGTATACTAAAAGGTATAAAGGACGAAGTGCGAAGCAGGAAGTTAATGATATTTTATCTACAGCAGGAACAACGACTGCATATAAATCATTACGAACAGCAGGGATGACGAAAGATTCAGCTAGAGCTGTATCTTTGGGTATAAATGCCGCATCGTTAGCGATTGGTTATGGTCTACGTAAAGCAGGAGTCGAGTCTCCTGTAGCAATTTCGGCAAGTATAGTAGGTTCAAAATATGTTGCAGAAATGGCGACTTATAATATAGCTAGAAATAGTTATAATAAAAAGCACCAATAATAGGTTAAAATTATGGAAAACCAAATATTACAACATCATGGAGTTAAAGGTCAACGTTGGGGCGTTAGAAGGTATCAATACTCCGATGGAAGCTTGACACCTATGGGTAGAAGGCGTATGAATTCAACGGATAACGATAATAAAAAAGTTTACAAAGTAAACAAGTTAACGAAATCTTTACCGTATATAATTAACGGACAACAGAAAACAGACTTGATTCTTGAGAAAAATACAGAATTTTCAAGAATACAAACAAGCCCAGAATTTGAAAAATTTGCGTTTTATGCAACCCATATTCAGGATGATAAAGATAAATATCTTGGACTATTTGGAGACAACCTAATAAGAAGGTCCAAATATACTTCCGATGGAACTTCTGGCGATGGTGATAAAAATGTAAAAGTGTATCAAGTCAAGATACAAGCCACAAAAAAACTAAAGATGCCTAGTGATGAGAATGCTAGCGATATCACAAATAATCTTTTGCGCGACAAGGAATTTAAAAATGATTTGCGAACTGCGATACAGCAATCAAAAACGCAAATGAGAAGACCAGCACAACAAGAATTGCTTAAAAGCTCTTTAAAAATATTAAATAAAGACGCAGACCTTAAAGAAACCGAGAAATTAACAGTTTATAAGGCTCTTAACTTATCTTTAACATACCATGATCAAACGAGCTTAAGGGTTCAAGATAAATTCTATGGTGCTATGAAGCAAAAAGGATACAGTGCAATACTTGATTATAACGATAAGGTTTATTCAAGTTATAAAGCGAAACAACCGGTAATAGTGTTTGATGTATCATCAGTTAGAGCGTCAGCAGTCTTAGAACCGTCTCCGAAAACAATCTCTAAGTTATATAGTAAATATAATCGTGAGAGATTACAGAGAGAAATACCAGCTACGACAGCATCGGTTGTTACATCGAAATTAAATACGACGATGAATAATGCTGTCGCATTTCTCGACGGTGTTACAGAGAGGTATTTGAATAATTAAGTTTTAAGGAGAATAATTCAAAATGGAGATGTCAATAGGTTCCAGACTAAAACAAGCTTGGAATGCATTTTTAAACAGAGACCCAACTAATGAGTGGAACTTTGGTAGAGGAGACACTTACAGACCTGATAGGCCAAGATTATCTAGAGGGAATGAGAAATCAATAATAACTTCCGTCTATAATCGTATTGCTGTTGATGCGTCAAACATTGATATAAATCATGTTAGATTAGATGACAATGGTAGATACATTTCGACAATGGATTCTGGTCTAAACGAATGTCTGACTTTATCTGCGAACATCGACCAGACAGGAAGAGCACTTATACAAGATGCGGTTATGAGTATGATGGATGATGGATGTGTGGCGATAGTGCCTGTAGACACTACGGTTAACCCTTGGTCGTCTGGTTCTTTCGACATCAATTCTTTAAGAACAGGTCAGATATTAGAGTGGCATCCAACAACCATAAAAGTAAGGGTTTACAACGAAAAAACTGGAAATAAAGAGGATATTTTCGTACCTAAGGCTACAACAGCTATAATAGAGAATCCATTCTATTCAATAATGAATGAACCAAATTCAACTCTTCAAAGGTTAATCAGAAAACTTAATCTTTTAGATAGTATAGATGAACAGAGTGGGTCTGGTAAGATGGATTTGATTATCCAATTGCCATATATAATAAAAACAGATGCGAGAAAAGCACAGGCAGAGGCCAGAAGAAAAGATATAGAAGAGCAACTTATGAGTTCCAAGTACGGTATAGCATATACAGATGGTACTGAGAGAATAACACAGCTTAATCGTCCTGTTGAAAACAACCTTATGAAGCAGATTGAATATTTAACGAGTATGCTATATAGCCAGTTAGGTATCACTCAGACGATTATGGATGGTACAGCAGACGAAAAGACAATGCTCAACTATAACAATAGAACTATCGAGCCGATAATGACAGCTATCGCTGAAGAGATGAAACGAAAGTTCCTTACCAAGACTGCTAGAACACAAAAGCAGTCTATTTTATTGTTTAAAGACCCATTCAGACTTGTATCAGTTAGTGAAATTTCTGAAATGGCGGATAAGTTTACAAGAAATGAGATACTGTCATCTAATGAGATTAGGCAAATAATAGGAATGAAACCTAGCACAGACCCTAAGGCTGATGAACTAAATAATGCAAACATTAATAAAGGTTTGACAGATATGTCAGTACCTGTTGTTGGTCAAAATGAAGAGGCAGACTATGACTCACTATTTAATGATTTTATTACAAACCTAGAAGGACAGATAGGTTCTATCCTCGGAGACGACGAAGATGCAGACGATGAAACCGATATAGAAGAGGAGAGTGATGAAAACGATATTTGATGAATTTTTAGCACATTATGCCTCTGAATATTACGACCCCGTAAAAGCTCACGAATATTACGAAAGAACTAAGCATCTTAAGGGGAGACGTTCGGCAAGCAAATTAAGTAGCGAAGGTAGAGAAATCTGGAACTATACTAAGAGTCAGATATCAGATGCCAAAAAAGAGCAACTTAAGGATGCGCAAGAAGCGTATAAAGAGCAAATAGAATCTGCTAGAGAAAAGTCTAAGGAGTCTTTAAGTAGAATTAGCGAAATGCTTAAAAGGTTTAGAGAGTCGATGTCGAGTGACACTAAAAATGACAGAAAACGAATAAGCAATAGAATGAACGCCAAGATAAAAGCAATACAAGACCAGAAAATTCCTGAAGGGATAAGTAAGGAAGAAAAAGCAAAGCTGACGGCTGAAAGAAAAAAGAAAATAGCTGATATCAGAGGCGACGCTAGTGAAGAAAGAGAAGGAACTAGCGAAGACTACAAAGATGCTATAGCTAGTAGCAATGAAGATTCTAGTAAGAAAAGAAAAGTTGTAAAAGAAGAATTGAAAACGGCTATTAGTGCTGCAAAAGAAGCGTATAAACAAGCTAAGAAAGATATATCACAATCTTATGAGGATATATACCAAGCGGAATACGACAAGATTAAAGCTGAGAACCCGTATGTAGCAAAGGCTAAGAAAGGTTCAAAAGGCTCGTCTTCCAAAGGCAAAAGAGGAAGAAAAAAGAAAACAAATCAATAAGGAGGTAAATCAAAATGGGTTATGATTTTTGTGGTTGGGCTACAAGAAATAACATCCAATGCTCTGATGGACGAATAATACGAAAAGATGCGTTCAAGAGTAATGATGGGCAGAAAGTGCCTCTTGTCTGGAATCATCAACATAACGACCCTACAAATATTTTAGGGCACGCAGTGTTGGAAAACAGAGAAGATGGTGTATATGCATACTGCACTTTCAACAACACCGATGCTGCAAGGGATGCAAAATCTTTGGTTGAGCATGGTGATATTTCGTCATTAAGTATATATGCCAATAAGTTAAAACAAAACGGACCAAACGTTATGCATGGACAGATAAGGGAAGTAAGCTTAGTATTGGCAGGTGCAAATCCGGAAGCATATATAGAAAATGTAATATCGCACGGCGAGGATTCAGACGATGAAGCTATTATGTATTTTGGAGAAGACATAGAGTTAGAACACTCGGATGGTAAAAAAGAAGGATCGGATTTAAAAAAGGAGGGTAGTGAAATGGCTGACACAAACCAAACAGGAAAAGATGATAGAACTATAGGTGATGTATTTGACACATTAAATGAAGACCAGAAGACTGCAGTATATGCCATAATAGGTCAGATACTGGAAGATAATGGAATAAGCGGAGAGAATTCTAAGGAGGATGGTGAGAAAATGAAGCATAATGTATTTGAAGGTGACGCATACGACAGCAACGATACACTTAGCCATAGCGATATGCAGGCTATAATTTCTGATGCAAAGAGATACGGAAGTATGAAGGACGCAGTGCTTGCACACGGCATAGAGCATATTGATTACTTATTCCCGGAAGCAGCGAATGTTGAAAATATGCCAAGCTTTATCCAGAGGGATATGACATGGGTTGGAGAGGTTATGAATGCAGTTCATCATACACCTTTCAGCAGAATCAAGTCAACTTTTGCAAACATCACAGAGGATGATGCAAGAGCAAAGGGTTATATAAAGGGCAAAAAGAAGAAGGACGAAGTATTCTCACTTCTTAAGAGAACCACCAGCCCGACAACAATATATAAGAAGCAGAAGCTTGATAGAGATGACGTAGTTGATATTACAGATTTCGATGTTGTTGCATGGCTTAAATCAGAGATGAGAATGATGCTGGATGAGGAAATTGCCAGAGCTATCCTTGTTGGTGACGGAAGACTATCATCATCAGACGATAAGATCAATGAGCAGAATATCAGACCTATCTATACTGATGACAGCTTATACACAATAAGAGAGCAGATAAAATTTTCAGCAACAGCAACAGCAGACGAGAAGGCAAAGAGCTTTATCCGTCAGTCTATTAAGGCCAGAAAAGAGTATAAGGGCTCAGGCTCTCCAATATTATATACAACAGAGGATGTTCTTACTGACTGTCTTCTTCTTGAAGATACTACCGGCAGAATCATTTACGATACTGTAGAAAAGTTGGCTACAGCTCTTAGAGTAAAGAAGATTGTTACTGTTCCGGTTATGGAAGGATATAAGAAGACAGGAGAAGACAGCAAAGAATACTCACTTATGGGTATTATTGTGAATTTGGCAGACTACAATGTTGGTGCAGATAAGGGAGGAGCTGTAAACATGTTTGATGACTTTGACATCGATTACAACGCTCAGAAATACCTCATTGAAACAAGATGTTCAGGTGCCCTGATCAAGCCTTATTCAGCTATAGTTATCGAGGCTGCAACAGAATAAAATATGAAATATTATGGTCAAATAGGTTTCGCGGATACTGTAGAAACGGTTCCGGGCGTTTGGTCAAATCAGATATTTGAGAGGAACTATTATGGCGATTTGGTTAGGAATATCAGACGCCTTTCCTCCTCTGATAAAGTAAATGATGATATAAATATTTCAAATGAGTTTTCAATTTTGGCTGACCCATACGCAAACGAAAACTTTTTCAAAATGAAGTATATAACTTATATGGGCTCTAAATGGAAAATAACAGATGTTAGAGTTGAATTTCCAAGACTAATTCTAACTGTTGGAGGATTATACAATGAACAATAGATTAGAATTGCATGAGGTTTTATGTTCTGTTCTTGGAAGTCGAAATGTTTATTTTCAACCACCAGCAAGTATCAAAATGAAGTATCCTGCTATAGTATATAAGAGAGATAACATAATAAATTCTCAGGCAAACAACGAAGTATACAAGCAGGCAAACAAGTATCAACTAATTGTTATAGACCAGAATCCGGATAGTGAAATAGTTCAAAAAATTTCAAAACTATCACGAATCAGATATGACAGACATTATGTAAGTGATGGTTTAAATCACGATACATTTACAATTTTTTATTAAGAAAGGAATAAATTATGGCAGTATTAATGTGGGATCAGGAGGGTAAAAGACTATACGAGACAGGTGTCGAGAAGTGCGCTTTATATCCTAGAGATACAACCGGTGCATATCCTAAAGGTGTCGCATGGAATGGTATTACTACCGTAACAGAGTCACCATCAGGTGCAGAAGCAACTCCTATATATGCAGATAATAATAAATATTTAAACTTATTTTCAACTGAAGAGCTCGGTCTTACTATAGAGGCTTACACATACCCGGATGAGTTTGCGGAATGTGATGGTTCAGCATCTATAGTAGAAGGAGTATATGCAGGACAGCAGAGAAGAACTTCTTTTGGTTTAGCATATAAGACACTTCTTGGAAATGACGTTGCAGGAACAGATCACGGTTACAGATTGCATTTGGTTTACGGTTGTACAGCATCTCCATCGGAGAAGGGATTTAGCACAGTAAATGACTCACCAGAGGCTATAAGCTTCAGCTGGAGTGTTACAACAACACCTGTAGAAGTAACAGGTTTAAAACCTACTGCTCTTTTAACAATTGACTCTACCAAGGTAGAAAAGACAAAGTTAAAGGCATTAGAGGATGTGTTATATGGAACAGAATCCGGCACACCGAGACTTCCACTTCCTAACGAAGTTAAGACACTATTACAATAATCAATAATCAGCAGCTTTTAGGGCATGGTTTGACAGCTATGCCCTTTTTATATTTTTAAAAGGAGATTTT